TTCTGAGCGCGGATACCTGTAATAGCAGCACCGTTAATGTCGTCGACTAAATCATCAACTGTGTCACCTGTTAGTGTAACAATTGTACCGTTAATGCTAATTGTATCAGCAATTTGCAAATCAGTTGGACTAGCTTCTGTGCCGGCAACTGTTGGAATTAAATCTCTCCAATCGTCGCTACCTACAAGTGCCCATACTAGTGTACCACTTGCATCTTTACCTTTGTAAAATAGTGGGTTTGCATCGTTAGTAGTTACAATTGCATAGTCACCAATGTTACCAATTGTATTTTTTGGAGCACCGCCACTTAGATCGTCTGTGTTTGTGATTACAATTGGAACTACAGTATCAAAATATTGTTCTGTAGCGTCCCACTGGAATATACCCCAACGAGTTGGAGTTAAGTCTAACCAGTAAGTTAGATCTGCGGGAGCAGCAAGCGGTCTATCACCTAGACTTGCTAGTTCTGCTAAATCAACATCTGCACGAATTACATAACAACGACTTGTTACCCCAAGCAAACTATACGCAGATAAAAGTCCATATTCATTTAGTTCGTAACCATGAATTGGAACATTGTTAGTGTTATTATAAAATAATGGGCTACCAAAGAATGATAAAACATCTCTCTGACTTGTTAGTACATAGAGTTGATTTGCATTTTCTGGAGCAGTTGCTTCAGCAATACTGCCACTTGGGCTTTGCTTATTTTGGGCTGTTGCAACAAACAATAGGGGAATTGTGCCTACTGCTGTTGGTGCATATTGACTTTCGTCAATTACTTGGATTTCTACGCCTGGAGAAACTAATGCCATTGGTCGGTGTTCCTTCTTTACTAAGGATATTTAGCACCTAAATGGAAAAAACACCTGATAATTGCGAACCTTTAAGAACCTTTAATCTTAAATAGTATTAATGCGACCAAAGTGTAACAAATGTAAGAAGAAACCAGCAGCCGTAAACTACATTCGCAATGATAAAGTTCATTATCGTAAGCTATGCCGTATATGCATTATTGAAAATAAAAAACAAAAAGAATTGCCAACACAACTATTATCAAAAAGCGGCTATATTAAAAAGAAAAACTGCGATAGATGCAACTTTATTAGTAAGCATCATTCGCAGTTAAAAATAGTTTATTTAGATGGCAATAAGTTAAATGTTAGTCGCAGCAATCTGCGTACATATTGTTTAAATTGTTTGGCAGAAATATCTGCCATGCCACAAAATAAAAAGTCTGATTTAGTTCCCGATTACTGAGTCTACACTATGTTTTAAGCGTTCAACTGTAGTATTGTTTTGAAATACTGCATCAAATTCTGTTCCTACCCAACTGTACTCACTTGCATGTACACTAGGCCATTTACTTGCCATATATCCATCAGGCCATGCACCAGCTACATTTTTATTTTTGTATTGCCAATCTTTAAAATCTTCATACCACTCTGGTACAGGCCCGCGCTGCACATTCCATATAACGCCGCCCATTTCTTTAATAGCTTTTATTTCATTTGGGAATCGAGTATCAGGAATAACAACATTTTGTTTTCCTTCAATACGTTTCATACCTGCAAGCACCCAGATGTCTTGATGAAGCGTGTTACGCATTACTTCAGTACCAATAAATTGTAAAACCCAGCGTGGGCTTACAAGATCGTATTTGTTTAGTTTTTTATCCCACCAAGGATCAACTTGTTCACGCTTTTCGCGCTGCTCGATCGTAACACCTTCGAGCATATCTCTGTCCCATCCAAACAGTGTAGCAGTGATATCTTTTAGCGGAGTTGCCCAGCTATAACGTTCATAACCGTATTTTTCAACAAGATGACCGGCGATAGTATCCTTGCCAGATCCAATTAAACCTGTAATTCCAATGATCATTTTTGTATTTTAATAAATTACTTGTTATTAGCCAATAATAAAACCAAGAGGTTCACCACCATCTACATAATTCTTTAAGTCTTCTTCGAGCTTTTCAAGCATAGCTTGTGCTTCTTGTTTTAAGCTTGATCCGTTTAGTGTAGTGCCACCTTGAGGACCAGCAATTGTGCCAAACTTTTCGTAAGCCTGTCCTAACATCATTTTACAAGTTGCTAAAGTAAAATCTTTAATCCATGGATAAGCCATGTAGTCCGATAGTAGTGTTACATCAGGTTTATAATTGTAAGTGTGTAGCATAACAGTTTCGTCGCTGTTACGTGGACGACGGAATATGTGTAGTTCTCTATTAACTTTATTAAACTTAAAATTAATATAACCACCAAACATTCTCATGCTTAGTTCTTGAAACTGACTAAACAATTCATAATTTAAATATCCGCCAACACGACCTGATTGCAGCAAATATAGATTTAAGAATCCTGCTTCAAAAGGTTCAAATTGGGTTGCACCAGTTGATGTAGTTGAGCCAATACTACGACGATAAACTTGCTTTACACTAATAACTTCTGATGGCAAAGTATAGGTATCAGTATCAATAAGAAGTGGAAGAAAAGCAAAACTTTCTTCCACACTGTTTGCACTGCGCTGCCTGTATTTTAGTAGAGCTTGTTTTAGAGCGGTTTCATAATGAGCCGGATCTAATTCTACGTCTACCATACCGTCAGCTAAGGAAAAACGTACATAATCAAATGTTTCTTGCTTTAATTCTGGAAGTGTTGCCATACTATTATTTATAGTTTGGCAATGTTTCTACCAATGATATAACCGCCAATACCGGCAACGATAACTCCAGTTGGACTGTTTGGAAAAAGCGATCCAACTGCTACCAGCATGACTATTACTAAATCAGTAGCTATCCAACTAGCAAATCCTGAATCATATCCTGGGTAAAAAACCCAGATAACTGTTGCAATTATATAAGTTGCTACTAGTCCTCTAAATCCTGATTTAGCAATAATAATTACATGCGCTAAAAGGATTAATCCTAGAATAATCAAACCAGTCATTTTGGTAACTCCTAGAACTTACTTGTCCGCTCGAACAATAATAGTTTGATCATTGGTACGACCGTTGAGCTTTACCTCAGTTGCTTTGATCTTGTCTAGGAAGGTGCGAAGCTGAACTTTGCCACTGTCCATAAACTCCTTGAGCTGTTCTTTAGGCTTGCGAAGAGTTTTAGCAACACTGAGCTTAGGATCCCAACCAAGAATAGTGCTGCCCTTAACAGTCATGCTCTTGTCTTGCTCACTTGCAACATAACGTCCAAGCTTACGGGTCTTGGTGTTATACACCCAAACAACTGTTGCGTTAACAATTTCTTTTGGATGAACGCTAGTTACACCAACATCAGGCGCATCTTTTTGATACTTCATTTTACGTGCAAGCTTCTCAGGCGGCTGAGCCTTACGCATACGTGGTTTACGTGCAGCAACCTTTACACGCTTGTAGCCATCAAGATCAGTAATAACATCGTTATACCACTTGATCCAAACGTCAACGTCTTTCTTCTTAAGATGTGCAAATCCTTCCTTAAGCTGTGCGTCCTTGCCTTCTTTAACTTCCATCATAAACGCAAGACGTTCTGCATAAAAGTCAATCATAGCAGGAATAATCTGCTGCGGAATATTCTTCTGACGCAGCCAAGTCATGATGTTAACGTTTGGCATTTTACGGGTACGGATAAAATCGTCTTCGATGCACTCCAAATCGCCAATTGTTTCTTCTCGGATTTCCTGCAAGCGGTCTTGAATATTAATGACCTTCTTTGGCTCTTCTTTAGGAGCTTCCGGATCAGCTTCTCCTGCACCAATTTCAAGTGCCTTTGCAACTTGCTTATCAGCCCATGCCTTACTGCCTTCAGGCCACTTTGCACCATCTAAGATCATCTTACAAATAGCACCAAGGTGAGGACTGATAAGACTGTCCTTGACCTTGCTAAAATCTTTGTGCTGCTTTTTTGTCCAATCCTTGCCGTAGAGTTCGACAACAAAAGGACGAAGCTCCTTGGCATCGTGATGATAGTAATAAAAGTATTTGCCAGACTGCCAACGCCTAACAAGCTGCTCTGGTGTTAGCTTATCAACATCATGCCACTCAGGCATTGGACCAGTAGCCTTAATATCCATTTCACTGTACTTGCCCTTCAAGCGCCTTGCTTTTGGACGAGATGCAGCCTGTGCAGCAATCTTGTCAGTTTTGGTAGCTTTTGCAGCTTTAGCCATTATTAGATTCCTTGTGTTTTTGCTTACGAGTGTAGGCTTTACGGTTACGGACTACCTGTTTACGAAACTTAGATGTCCACAATGCCTTAGCAATATGATTACGCGGCGTTGCCATTTTTAACCTCTTGATATGCTATATAAAAGCAATTTATCCCAATTAAAGCAAATACATAGCTAACCCCAAGACCCGTAATAAAAGAACCCGTAGTAAGTATTAGCAATGTATTTGTCACTGTTTTCATATTGCTATATTAGCACAAAACCAGTTTGGGTCAACCGTTATTTTTTCTGTACATTTTCAATGACTTAGCGATAAGATGAGAATATGTTAATAAAAACATAGACTTAGCACTATCAGTCCAAAAGTCAATTTCAACAGGATTTCCAAAATATGACTGACGCCACGTCCAACCATGTTCTCGCTTTAAACGCCAAGAAAGAGAGCCCGATACTCCATTCTTTTCAATGATATCTTGTCGTACTTTTTCCCAGTCTTCAAATAAGAGTTTTATTGGGGTAAATGCGTTTAACATGCTTTCATGTTACTAGATTATTAGTATGCGTCAACCTATAAATATATAGAATAAAGGAATGTAGCAGTGCCAAGACTAAGTTTATGGAAAGAGGGAGCGCATACAAACGATTATCGTTTTTTTGATGGTCGTATTCGCGAACAATTTACTGTTGGTGGAACCACTATTAATATACACAAATATATTGGCCCAAAAGAATCAGAAACTTCTGGCACAGATGCAACTAAGCCCAATTATAATATTTGGAATGAATTAACTATTGAAGATTTGCTTTGGGGTGAAAACACTAATCGTAACTACGAGGATGATATCTATCCCTTACGTGGAATTTATACCTTAAGTGATATAGACTTTGACCTTAGTCAATTTGGATTATTTTTACAAAACGATACACTGTTTATAACATTCCACTTAAACGACATGATTGAACGTATTGGTCGTAAAATTATGTCTGGTGATGTGTTAGAAATAATGCATCAAAGAGATTATAATCCAATGGATTTAGCTAATCCAACATATCTTAGAAAATTTTATGTTGTTCAAGATGCATCAAGAGCAAGTGAAGGCTACAGTCCAACTTGGTGGCCGCATCTTTGGCGTGTTAAAGCAACACCAATGCCTGCAGGACAAGAATACGAAGATATTCTTAATCCTGATACCGACGGTGATGGAATTGGGGATACTCCAGGCGGTGGCCCAGCTACAACATACGATAAAGAAATTCTAATTAATGATGCAATTGTTGATCAAGCATTAAATGAAGTTCCAAAATCTGGTTACGACACTGACAAGTATTATACTGTACCAACTAACCCCGATGGCAGTTCTCGAGGTGATTGGTTTGTTACTGCTGATGCAGTGAATGTATTTGCAGACAATACTAACTACACTGTAGATTTTGAAGCATTAAGTCCAACTAAATCAGGCTACACAGGTTGGTTGCTAGGTGACGGTCTTGCACCAAATGGCTTTCCTGTTACTGCTTCTACAATATTTCCTAACAATGCAGCAGAAGGACAATTTGTATTGCGTACAGATTATTTCCCAAATCGTTTATTTAGATTTAATGGCCGCAAATGGGTTAAAGTTGAAGACAGTGTTCGAACACCACAAATACCAGATATTTCTAAAAATCAAAAGAGTTCGTTTGTTAACAATACAGCAAGCACAAGACTTAGTGACGGAACTGTTTTAGAACAGCGTCAAACATTGAGCCAAGCACTAGCACCAAAGGCAGATAATTAATGAGTTTATTTTTTTACGACAAGCAAGTAAGACGTTGGATACAACAAATCATTGCTGTGTTCAGTCACTTTGAAGTACAAATAGGAGTTGATCCAACCGGTTCGCCAACTTATCGCCGTGTGCCTGTACGTTATGGAGACATCTCACGTATGGCTGCTGCAATTATCAAAGAGAACAGTGAAAATAAAATGAACACTGTTCCTATCATGACTGTTAGTATCAGTAGTTTAAAATACGATAAAGATCGTATTCAAAATCCTACTCACGTAGATAAGATGCATATACGTGAACGCAAGTATAACGAAGAAACAAATACCTACAGTATCTATCAAGGCAATGCTGTAACTGTTGAACGTATCATGCCAGTGCCATATGAAATGACTTTTAACTTAGACATATGGACCAGTAACACTGAACAAAAGCTACAACTACTTGAACAAATCCTTCCGTTGTTTAATCCTGATCTTGAATTGCAATCAACTGATAACTTTGTTGATTGGACAAGTTTAAGTCATATTATTTTAGATGACATTACATGGACCGGTAGAACAATTCCACAAGGCACAGAAGATACTATAGATGTTGCTACACTAACATTTAAATTACCTATGTGGATGAGTTTACCAGCTAAAGTTAAAAAGCTCGGTGTAATTCAAACTATTGTTGCAAGTTTGTATGATGCAAATGGCGATGTTAATGAAGATGTAATAAGCACTGCTAACTTATTACAAAATAGAATGTATATTACACCAACTGGTTATAACTTATTATTGTTAAATGGTCAAGCAACGTTGACACCGGCCATGGGTCCTTTAAATCGAACAACTGAACCAGAGTCTAATCCAAACGCACCTATTGAATGGCAACCTCTAGTTAACTTATATGGACAACTAATTAATGGCACTAGTCAACTTAGACTACGCAAAGATAATCCAGATACAATAAGTGAAATAGTTGGCACAGTTGCATATCATCCAGGCGATCCTTCTACACTGTTGTTTAGTGTAGACATCGATACAATTCCATCAAATAGTTTGCCTCCAGTTGATGCGATTATTGATCCACAAAGATCAGCACCAAATGTTGGATTACCTGCACCTGTATTGGGACAACGTTATCTTATTCTAACTGGCATTAATGAAGGTAAGGATTCAACTTACGATGGTGCAGATGCTTGGAAATCAAATACAAATGAAGACTTAGTTGCAAGTGCAAATGATATTATCAGTTATAACGGCTCAGGGTGGGAAGTATCGTGGGATGCTTCAGGAATAACAAAAACTGAATATGTGACTAATTTAAAAACTGGTATACAGTATAAGTGGTCAAATAATAAATGGCAAAAGAGTTACGAAGGATCTTATCCTGCAGGACAATGGAGTCTAGTTCTGTAATATATAATATATTATGTCAAAAAAGAATCATAAGATGATTAAAGCAGCAGGTGCTTTATTCTTATCTCGTTCAACAAATCGTTATTTGTTTTTATTAAGAGACGATGACACTTATTCTAATACTTGGGGTTTAGTAGGCGGAAGAGTTGAAAACAATGAACAAATTATTGAATGCCTACATAGGGAAATAAATGAAGAAATAGGCAGTGTTGAAAATATTATAAAAATAATTCCTTTAGATCTATATACAAGTCAAGATGAAAAATTTGAATATCATACTTTTGCTTGTGTAGTTGAGAATGAATTCATTCCTAAGTTAAACTACGAACACAAAGGATATTGTTGGACAACGTTAGATGGCATACCAAAGCCTATTCATCCTGCACTATATAATTCAATTCAATTAGATGAATTAAAAAATAAATTAAAAAGTTTAAATGAAATTATATGTCAGCTAGACTGACAAATGATCGTTGATCAATAATTTTATAGTTAGGATACTTTAATAAGTATCTAGCATTTGGTGGACTTGCATTTAATCTAAAAAACTGTGTGCCGGGATATGCAGCAATAACTCTTCCTAAATCTTCTTGCCACTTGCCATCATTCATATCTTCATTTAGCATTGGATAAAATTGCTCATTTGCATAAATGTGATTTGTTTTATCTTCTGGGCATCCATCAAACCCAACTAAAAATACTTTGCTTGCGCCGTGATAACAGGCTAGCATTGCTGCTGTTGATCCTGCATCTATATTTTGATTTATTGGAATTAAATTCATATCAGGATTTAATCTTAAAATTTCTGGACGAGTATAAGTTACGCTATGCAACTCTTTAGGTGCTTTACTAGCAATTAATTTATTAGTAATAACTAAAAAATCAGGATTAAAGTCTGCGTAAGCTAAATTACAGCCATAAAGAACATTGTAGTAATTAATAATTTTTTTGCTATTGCTGCGAATAATTTTTTCTATTAAGTCTTTTGTTCTAGTAATGCCATTGCCAAAAACAATTGAGCTTGAACTGGGTCGATAAAAATTAAGTTTATTTTTAATATATTCTCTAGATACTTCCTGGCCAATTGTCCAATTTACCCACTCACCTTCATAAGTGCTAGCTGTTGTTGCTGTTAGCGGCTTAGGAGGTATGTTTGGTACAAGAGTTTTAACAATGTTATCTGATACAAATGGCATTTAGTTATTTTATAGTCGTCCTACTAGAATTTCAATAATTGATTTAGTTGAATCGTTTGATTCTAATGCTTTGCCAACAACTTTACCAGTTAAGTCTTCAGTTGATATTGTTACAGAAGTAGCTACACCAGCATTGTTACTTACAACTAATAAGTCGCCTTTTTTAACGTTGCCTTCAACTTTACAAGGAACACGACCAATGTAGGCAATTGCAACTACATTATCACCTTCTAGTGTATCATTCATAATGAAACCAGGATTTTCGCTTACTGTTCCGACAATCGCTCTTGAATCTTTTGTTGCAGCAGTAACTTCTGCATTGCCGCCAATCATTAATACAGTACCAACATCATATCGAGCATCTGCTAGGAATTTTTCTGACAAGTCAGCGTATTGTGCTGAACTTGCTAAAGCAAACACGTTTGTAAATCTAAGTGATGCTGAACCTAAAGCAAAAGAATTGTTTACTGATGGTATTAAGCTTTCAGTAATAACTACGTTACCATTTCCGTTTGGCTGTATGGTTATGTTTCCGTCTAGTGTTGAAGTGCTAATCGTGTTACCATCAAGTGTTAAGGTATCAACAGTTAGTGAACCAGGGTTAATTGTAAATGTACCAGTAAGCGGGACATAAGTTAATCTTACAGTATTAATTTCTGGTGTTTGAGACCCTGCTCCGCTAGCAAACATTATATACGCAGCCGTTGCTTGTGCGCCGTCATCAACTACTGTCACAGTTGTTGATGTGCTACCAGTAAAGCCAGTTGTACCAATTGATCCAGTAAAGCCACGTGATCCAGTAAAACCAACTGATCCAGTAAAGCCACCACCTGATCCAGTAAATCCTGCCACAGTACTTGCACTACCAGTAAAGCCAATGCTACCAGTAAAGCCACGTGATCCAGTAAAACCAACTGATCCAGTAAAGCCACCACCTGATCCAGTAAATCCTGTCACAGTACTTGCACTACCAG